AGTGCACCGAAGCACTTAGCAAACATACCAACGAACATTAAGATGATCCATAATAAGTAATCCATTATTAAATAATTTAAGTAATTGCACAATTGCAATGAATAAGTTGAAAAACATCTGTGTTTCCAAAATAAAGGGGACGGTGTCAAAGTTTTGGAAAAGGGAAGGGGGTTTTAAGCATATAGTATCACTCCCTCACAAAAAAATAAAATAATTTTTATATCTTTGTAGTTCATTAAAACTATAAACTATGACGGATGATCAAAACTTACAATCATTGTTTGACGCAATGAACCAAATATCAGCTAGTGCAGTGACTGGAGATAGACCAGCTGCAGGTTCAGGAGGAGGCTCTCAGTCTGTTGAAGGCAATATGGATGCTAATGCGTTAATTGGTTTAAATCCTTACATGGGTGCGAATGTAACATCTTTTAATCATGGTGGTGATTATAATGTAACACCTTTTAATCAGGATCATGGTAATGCTGGTAGACCAGAAGGTATTAAAAGAGAATCATTTGGGCTTGGAATTGGTTTACATTCATCTAATTTGAATCCTGGAGGTAGTTCTACAGCTAGTAGAAAGTATAATCAAGGAGGTCAGTTAAGTCCTTCTGAAATGATGAAAGTTCAAAACTTGGGAAGAAGAGGAGATTCTCAACTTTCCCATATTAACCCTCAAGAAGCTGCAATGTTAGAGGCTATGGGTGGTAGTGGAACTATTAATCCTTATACTGGTCTTCCTGAATATCACTGGAAAGCAAGTGCATCTCATATGCTCAAGCATGCGGCAGGTGCAGCTGGGGATCTTACACAAACTATTGGGAGTGGACTTACAAGTGGAATAGACTATCTTGCTGGTGATGCTTTAGGTGCAGCTAGTGATGTAGTAGGATCTACAGGAGCTGCAATAGGAGAAGGTGTAGGTGCAGTAGGTGATGCAGCATTTGGAGCTGCTGATGATGTTATACAAGGTACTTTTCAAGGAGTAAAAGCAGGTATGGGAACTGTTGGTGATATAACTAGAGCTGTAGGAGAGCCTATTACTACAGGGTTGCAATATGGAATTGATGCTTTAAGCAATTTATTTTCAGGAGGAGATGTTGAATTAGATTTTGGACAAGCAGACCAGGGTAATTTAAAAAGAGACACAACAGAGAGAGATATAAAGACAGGAGAACTGTCTGGGTTATCACAAGATAAGAGTGGTTTATCTAATGTTAAAGACACGAAGCCAGATAAATCAATTGATGGAAATTGGGTGGGAGATAAAGAAAATCCATATGTGACACCTAACGTAGATGATGAATTAGACTATGCTAACCAAGGAATGAAAATGCCTAATAATCAAACGATGCCTGTTAGCGTAAAAGATTTAGGTATGATGGGAGGTACTATCAATCAAGTTGTAGCTATGGGTCAGCTAAAAAAATTGATAGACAATGCTGAAGGCAGCGCTATAGCTGAGTCAAGTATGATAAATCAAAACAACATGATGTTGGCTAAAGGCGGTAAATTTAAACCACACATGATGTATAGTCCTAAAACAGGAAAATCTTACATGGCTGACAAACTACAAGACCATCTTGATATGAAAGAAAAAGGATATGATCACAGAGAACGTAATCCAGAAAATTATCCTAAAGCTGCTTATGGAATGAAAGTAGATCAATATAATCATGGTGGCAGTATTCACTCAGAAACTGGTCAAAAATTGTATGGAAGTGGCTACGAATTTTATGGGCAATCTACTCCTTATAATGATTTAGATCCATACGATCAGCGAGCTTATCTTGCGGAAGGCATGGACGAATATAATGCGCAAACTGCAGCAGGAATTCGTGGAGAAACAATAATGAGTGCTGATGGAATATCAGGAAAAAGAAAAAAAACATATACACAAGGCGGTAGATTCTAATGGATGAAATAGATCTAAACGAATTAATGCAACTTATCATAAGAGATAAAGGAGGTACGTCTCAGCAATATAACCAGCTTATGGATTATGTTGCATATCACGAAACAGGTCCTGAACAAAGAATGGATCCTAAAGCTAGGCAAATAACTAATACTGGAAAAAAAGATGGATATGGTAGAGGTTTGTTTATGTTTGAAGCAGGAGAAGGAAGAGGTGGTAATGCAGCTGCCAATAGATTACACAACTATTTTGAATCTGTTGATGTAGATTCTCCTAAATGGCTTCTTGATATCAAAGGTCTTAATAAAAATGTTGATGCTACTAAACTTACAGCAAATCAACAAAAGATGCTATTCTTAGGTAATCACAGAATGAGAACAGAATCTAACTTTAGTAATATATGGTCTGGTAAACAATCCTATGGTGACTTTTGGCAAAAAGAGCATTGGGTGGGATTAAGTGATGCCACTGAAGAACAAAAGCAAATAAAACTAGACTCTTTTAATAAGAGTATGGCACATAAAGACTCCACTGAAGCTTTAAAAGCAAGAGAAGAAGAGTTAATGTATAAACAAAACATGGCTCCCTATCTATCTGATTCTAATAATATAAATAAACTTCCACAAGTTCAAGATATATTAGATGGTATATTTGGAGCTCAAGATTCATCTTTAGTTGAAGAATACGATCATGGAGGTGTTCATTTACCTACAGCTGAATCAGATGCCACTTATGTACAGCAACCACAATTTAATATACCGATTGCTCCAGAAGTGCCATGGGCTGATCAGTTTGGTAGCACAAGTGGAACAATTTATAATCCTTTAATGGGAAACAATCCTTATAACCAATGGATTTCAGGAGCATCTAATCAAATGTATGTTAGTCCAGAGCAGAAACAAGCATCTCAAGATTATGCTCAACACTGGTTAGGTGCCGCCACTCCCATCCCTGTTTTAGAAGGAATTAATTTAACAGCAAAAGGATTAAGAATTCCAGGACTTATAGATGATGCTATTTTAGGTCCTCTTATGAAGGGGTATAAAGGCATTAAAGGTTTAATACCAGGGATAACTAAAGGCGGTGTACCAAAAACTAAAACCTTAGACCCTAATATAAAGGTGACTGATCTAAAACTAGTAGACAAACCTCCTGTACCTACATCCACTGCTAATATTAATACGTATAAAGCTAGAGAAATAAAAAATGTAGTATTAAAAAGAAAAACATATTTATTAAGTGATGAATATATAACTAAAAGAGCAGCAAATACAGGCGAAAGCCCTAATCAGATTAAAGCTCATATTGATACATATTTAAGAGAATTAGACAACACAACTATGGGAATGTACAAAGAAGGAGATTTAGGTAAAAATATAAAAGGTACTTATGGTTCAGAAGGTGTAAAAATAAATAAAGATATGTCTTATGAAGAGATACTTGGAACTATTGATCATGAGGTGAATCATCTTTTAAGTCCTGTAAATAGAACTGCACAAAATGCTAATCCACATACTAATGTTTTATGGAAAGATAAAAAATCTGGTAAAAGATTAACAGATACTGAGGCGCAGACCTATACAAAAGATTTAGATTTTGATACAAATCCAAAATGGCAAGCTTGGGAAGATGATTATGCAAAACTCTATGACAATTATCCTGCTGTTAAAATGGAGGTTCCAGGAGATAAAAAATTTGCTAAATATCTTAATGACCCCGCAGAACAACAAGTTAGAATGGTACGATATGGAGAAATTTTAAAGAAAAATGGTTGGGACGGTACAGCAAAAGGATTAACTGATAATATTATTGCAAGAACTACATGGAATACAAAAGTTGAAAAATTTCCTTCTGATGTAAGGCAGTTATTAGAAAATATGAAAGGAGCCCCGTGGGGAAGTGAAAAATGGTATGCTCAGATAAAAAAGACATTACCTTATGCTTGGGGAATGGCACCTGTTGCCGCAACAACATTACAAGAATGAAAAAATTAGACGAAGACTTAGGAAGGATATATCATAAAGATGATTTTTATTATCTTGAAAAAATATTTGATGATTTAGGAGGGCTTATAGAACAAGAACCTATAATTAAAGCAAGAGCAAAAAAACATGGATTTAAAATTATAAAAAGTAATTGGGTTGTAGAAAAAAATCCAAACTATTATATAGAAACTATAATAAATAATTTTAGCACTGATGGTATTGATCAGCTAAGATACGTGTTTAAGATAAAACTTAAATATAAAAAATAATGTATTTATTAAACCTAAACAGAAAAGGAGACATATTTAAAGATGATGACGGAGTTACTGGAGTGCCAGAATTTCTTACACTCATTAAAAAAGAAAAGTTCGGGCCTACGGCCCTCAAATGGGTTGCTTTAGTCTACGACTACGAAAGCCCATACAGACATTATAGTGAAAATGAAAGAGTAAAAGCTGTATCTAAAGATTTGTATGATACGTATAATTGGATTGGGACAAAAGATCCCGCATTAAAAACTGCTAGCGACAAATATAATGAATTGCAATTTGACCCATTAGACGAACAGCTTATAGCTTTTAATAAAAAGATTAATCAGTTCACTGCTTTAATAGATGGTATGCATCTTGATGAAGAGAATGCAGAGATGTTGCAAAAGCTAATGATAGGAGTAGAAAAGATATTAAAAACAAGACAGTCTCTTTTAGATGCTATAGATAGAAGAGGAGAAAGGCAAAAGATAGCTGGAGATAAAGGGCTATCATTTTTAGAAAGAAGAAAAGAAATTAAAGAAATGTAATTATGAAAAAAGGTTTATATGCAAATATCCACGCAAAAAGAAAAAGTGGAAAAACAATGAGAAAAAAAGGAGATGCAGGCGCACCTTCTGATAGTGATTTTAATAACGCTGCTAAAACAGCACAAGCAAATTATGGTATGAAAATGAAAAAAAAATATAACAAAGGAGGTCAGTTTGGAATGTTAAGTGTAAAAGCTGGATATGACAACAACCCAAAAGCAACAGCTGCCGACAGAATAGTTGGGGCTAAGAAAAAAGCTAATAAAGGGATGAAGACTGCCTATGGTAAAGGTGGGTCTTTTAGACCTCAACATGATTAATGGCTGAAAAAAAGAAATACGAATTACAGTATTTGTTTAATTCTTATAAAAAATATTATAAGAGAGCTGATTTAATTAAGGCCGAAAAGTATAATAATTTATCTTTAAAACTACACGGCGTAGATTTAAGAGACAAATATCATGCTAAGTTAGAAAGAAGAGAAAAAGAATACGGTATGTTTGGATTAGGCAAAACTAAAAAATTAAAGTATGGGTAAAATTAAGTTTGACCCACAAAGATACCGTCCTGTACCTAAATTGGGCCATCCTGATTTAAACCCAGATTCTGTAGCTTATCAAGAATACTGGGCTAAAGAAACAGATCGGTGTATAAATGGGTTTAAGCCTAAAGGTATGAAAAAGATATCTGGTAAGTATTATTTTTATTTAAACTACTATAAAATACTAGGTAACGATGGTACTACAGGTAATCGTAAAACCTTAATACATCCTTGGTATAGAAATATGGATCATGAGTATTTTGATACTATAGAATTATGCAAAGAGGAGGGGAAAGGTATGATTGTTATAAAAGCCAGAGATAAAGGGTTTTCTTATATGAACTCTGGGGCAGTAGCTCACGAGTATACTTTTTATCCTTTTAATGATGTAGGTGTAGCCGCAGGCTTGCAGGTGACAGCAGATGCGTTCTTTGATAAAACTAGAAAAGGTCTTAATGGTATACATCCAAACTTTAAACATTCAGTATTAAAAGACACTGATGGCATAATGAGGTCTGGGTATAAACAAAAAAATAAAGATGGTAAGTGGGAAATAGGGGGATACCAATCAAATATTATTTGTAGAACAATGGATAACCCAGAAGTATTTAAAGGTGAAAGAGTTTCTCTTATGATATTTGAAGAAGCAGGAGAGTTTAAAAAACTTAAGAATGCATATATGTCATCTAAAGCTTGTTTTATGGATGGAGATATACAGTTTGGTGTGCCTATCGTTGGAGGTACAGGGGGAGATATATCTAAAGCTTCTAAAGATTTTATGGATATGTATTACAGTCATGATGCGTATAATCTTATACCTATGTTTATTCCAGCATCAAAAGCTTATTACGGGTTTTTTGATATAGATAACGGAAAGGAAGATGAAAAAGGAGCAAGAGAAAAACTTATTAATGATAGAGAAGACATACAAAAGTCAGGAGACAATGAAGCTTATAACCTTCACATACAAAATTATCCACTTACTGTAGAAGAAGCTTTCTTAAATACGCACTCAGCAAGATTTGATATTGCTCTATTAAACGCACAAAGATCAAGAATATTGTCTAGCAAGGATAATAGAAGTCAAATACAAAAAGGTTATTTAGACTGGGAGTTAGGAGATGGAGAACCATCTATAAAGTGGCGACCTCATCCTACAGGACCATACAAAATACTAACACATCCTGATCTAGATTATAAAAATTTAGATATAGGAGGTATTGACTCTTATGACCAAGATCAAGCTGGAGCATCAGATTCTTTGGGTAGTGCAATAATTTATCGTAGATTTGCAAATACTGACATGTCAAGTGATTATGTTATTGCGGAATATACAGATAGACCTAAAAAGAAAGAAGATTTTTGGGATGGCTGTTTAAAACTTGCAGTATATTACAATGCAAAGATGTTAGTTGAATATACAAAAATAGGTATTTTAGATTACTTTAAACGTATGAATGCACTAAAGTATTTAAAAGAAAAACCAGAGTCGGCACACAACCCTGGGACAAAAACGAGAAACAGATATGGTGTGCATATGAATAAACAAGTAAAATCTTTAATGGAAGATTTAATAGATGATTACTTAAGAGAAGGAGCTCAAGATATATGGTTTTTAGATTTAATAGACGAACTTGCTAATTATGGATTACAAAATACAGACCGTGCTATGGCATTTGGTCTTTGTCTTATTCATAATATAGATAATTACAGAATGCAAGCTAGTGCAAGGGAAGAAGAAGTAAAAGATATAGGTTTTAAATATTACAAGATGGGATACAATGGTGTCCCTCTACAAATAAATTAACGTTATGGAGAATAGATACAAATCAATGCCTTCAATGGTGATTGCGGAAAAAGAAAAAACTAAAGACTGGTGCAGACAAGTTTTAAATTCAATAACAGGATATATGGGAGCTGAAGGAGGCACTCATCATTCTTCAAGAATTAAAGACATTAGAAACTATCAGATTTATAACGGTGTACTAGTACAGGGTGATTATACATATATTACCGAACAGTATGGTTTAACTTATCCAGCAAGACTTGTAAATTATCCAATTATATCACCAAAAATTGATTTATTAATAGGTGAAGAATTAAGAAGACCTATTGACATGAAAGTTAGTACTGTTAACAAATCTGCTGTTATTAGAAAAAATGATCACAAGGTTAGTTTAATGATGAGACATCTTTTAGATGATTTTCATGGTGAAATGAAAGAGAAAATGAGCTTTGATATATTAGGAGAGGGAGATTCTCAAATGCCTATACCTGAAGATATTGAAACTTACATGAAGTATAACTATCGTGAAATGGTAGAAGAAGTAGCGCAAGATGGCTTAGAATATGTTACTAATAGATATAATATTAAAGATGTTTTTAAAGAAGGGTTTAGAGACTTACTTATAACAGGTAAAGAATTCTATAAAGTAAATATACAAAACGGAGATCCTTATGCTAGAAGAGTTGATCCAAGAAACATAGTATTTGATGACTCTTTTCACTCTGACTATTTAGACGATTCATCTTGGGTGGGTGAAGAGAGATGGTTATCTATTAACGAAGTAAATGATGAGTATAAAAATGATTTAAACACTCAGGATTTATTAGATTTAGATAAAATGAGAAACTTGTATTTAGGTGGAGATCTAGGAAGCTATAATAGTAGTTTTGAGTGGGTGGATGTAGCTCATGGTAGAGAAGCCAGAGTCAGAGTAGTTAGTTGCGAATGGAAATCTTTACGTGCTATCAAATTTAAATTATCTGACAATAAATATGACCCTTCTAGACCATTTAGAAAAATGGTAAAAGATACATACAAAAAAAGAAAAGGAGATAAGATAGAAACTAAATGGGTAGATGATGTTTGGGAGGCTACATTGATTGGCGGAAAAATACTAGTTAATGCAAGAAGAAGAGACAATCAAGTGAGAAGCATAGACGATCCAGGTAAAACACCATTATCTTATGTAGGGTGCATTAAAGGAAATACAACTGGAAAGAGTAGTTCTCTTGTGGATCTTCTTGATAACATACAAATGCTTTATAATATTGTTGTTTACCAGATAGAACTTGCTATGGCCCGTTCAGGTGGAAAAGCAGTAGTATATGATGTATCTCAATTACCTACTAATGTAGGTATGGATATACAGCAAGTGCTATATCACTTAAAAACAGACGGTATTATACCTATTAACTCTAAAGATGAAGGTAATCAAATGAGTAGTTTTAATCAGTTTCAGCAAATTGACTTTACATTATCACAATCTGTTCAGCAATTAATTAATCTTAAAGTTATGCTAGAAGAAATGGCAGGGCAGATTTCAGGAGTGAGTAGACAAAGAGAGGGAGCTGTAGGACAATATGAATATGTAGGTAATGTACAAAGAAGCGTAGTTCAATCTGCAACCATTACAGAAAGTTGGTTCTACTCTCATGGAGAATGCAAACAAAGAGTAATGCAACGTCTATGTAATTTAATGAAAGTAGCATGGGCAGGAGGAAAGAAAGCTGGAATGATACTAGGTGATGGAGCATATAAATTTTTAAATGTAATGCCAGATATTGCTTTACAAGACTATGGGGTATATGTAGGTGATAGTGGTAAAGATGATTCTATGAAGCAAGTTGTACAACAATTATCTCAAGCTGCCTTGCAGTCAGGAACTATAGATTTATTAGGAGTTATTAAAGTTCTTAAGTCTGATACTATGACAGAAGCTGAAAAAGTTTTAGAGCAAGCTATGACTGAAATGAAAAAACAACAACAACAAGATCAGCAAGTAGCTATGCAACAACAAGAGGCTGCTGCTCAAGCACAGCAAGCGCAATTTGAAGCTGAAACACAACTTAAACAAATGGATAATGAGGCTAAGATACAAGTAGCTCAAGTTAGTGCAGAATCTAGACTTGAGGTTGCTAAAATACAAGCCGATGTTGACAGAGATATTCATGACACTAAAGAAAGAAATGATATGGATAAAAAAGCCGCTGATTATTATATAGACAGAAAAAATAGACAACAAGAAATAGAAAGGGAAGATAAAAAAGAAGATGATCAAAGATCTAGAACTTCTACTTCTACAACTTCTTCTGATAGTTTGAAAAAAGCTGCTCAGAAAATATAATAAATATTTTGTATATTTGCAAATTGGGAGTATTAATTAAAATAAAATAAAAATGGCAGAAGAATCAAAATTAGTAGATGATGTTGTTGAATCAGCAGAAACTACAGAAACTAAACCAGAGTTTAATCCATTAGCGTTTGCTGGAGATGAAACTTATGGTGCAAGTGAAAAAAAGAAAGAAGAAGGTCTAGATGAAACAGTAGAATCAAAAGAGGACAACACTGAAGAGTTAGATGAAGATAGTTGGGCTTGGGATTCTAAAAAAGAAGAAGAAGAAGTAAAAGAAGAAGATAAATATGACTGGGATGGAGATGATAAAACAATAGAAACAGAAGAAACTCCTACTGCTCAAGAATCTCTAAATTGGGCTAAAGTTGGTGAAGAGCTAGGAATTAAAATAGAATCTAAAGATCAATTTGTACAAGCATTAAATGCATTGCAGCAAAAAGCAGAGCAGAAAGAAGCGCCAGTTAATGATCAAACAACAGAACTTAGATCTTATTTAAATTTTTCAGATAGAGATCTAGTTGCTGAAGAATTAAAAGCTGATGGTATTGAAGATTCAGAAATAGAAGAGTCTTTAGATAAATTAGAAGATTCTGGCATGATGAAGATGAAGGCTAAAAGCATTAGAAGAGTTATTAATAATGCTATTGATCAACAAACAGCACAATCTAAACATCAAGCTCAAGAAACAGCAAATCAAAGAAAGCAAGAAACAGAAAACGCAAAAAAAGAATTAAAAAATCAAATCAAAAACATGAATGAGTTCATGGGAGGGAAAGTAACAAAAAAACAGAAAGAAGAAGTCTATAGATATGCTACAGGCGATATGATGAAAGAAATATATAAAGATCATGCCAATGTTGCTGATGTTGCTATGTTTATGCTCTATCGTAAGCAAATTGAAAAGATTCTTCGTTCTCAAGGGTTGGAAGACGGCAAAGCCGCTATTATGGATAGTATAGTCTCACCAAACCTTAACTCAGGAAAAGGCAAGTCTAACTTCAAAGTGAAGTCAGGTTCGTTTGATCCTAAAGCGTTCATGAGCGAGTAAGCTTTACAAAGTAAGACAAAGTCTACTAATAGTTGAAAGTTAATTGAGCAAATAAAAATAATGTTTAATTAATAAATTTAAAAAAAAATGGCAAAATTATATACTGGAACTTATGGTTCTGGAACAACTGCCGAGAATAGTTTGAATACGGCTCTAATGCAATACCCAGAGATTGCTAGAACTCTTATTCAACAATATCCTCGTTATGCTGCGACTTATCTTTTAGAAAGAACAGGTCGTTTTGCACAAGAGAAAGTCTTAGGTGACAACTCTTTTGAATGGAAAGTGATGGGTAGGTATAATGCACCTACAAAATTAAGAGCTGGTAATCAATCTGCTTCTACAGGAACTTTATCTACTACAGCAGCTGGTGCTGCTGATGGTACAATAGTTTACTTAGTAGCTAATGCTTCTGATTCTACTGCACCTGGAAACTTTCTAAATAAATTTGATATGGTAAGATTTCAATCTGGAGCAACTGCTCTATTATTGGAAGATCCATATCTTAATGGTGGTATAGGTCTTTCAGGATCTTCTGCTGCTGCAACTGATTACGTACTTAAAGTACAAATGATTGACGGTGGTGGTTCAGGAACATCTGGAGACTTACTTGATTCTGATATTTTAGCTGATGCTATCGTAGCTTCTATTGGTTCTGCATTCCCTAATGGGTCTGACGGTGCTGATGTAGGTGAAAACTATGTATATCCATCAACTCATACAAATTGGTTAACTACAATGCGTAAGAAATGTTCAGTTACTGGTAAAGACCTTACTGATGTGACTTGGATTGAAAATAATGGTTCTAAACTTTGGTACTTTACAAAAGAGCAAATGATGATGGATGAATTCATGTATCAACAAGAGCTTCAAAGATGGTACGGTAGATCTACTATAACAGATTCTACAATTCAAAGACCAGGCGCTTATTCTGTAAACGCAAACGCTTTAGGCACTTCGGGTTCTCAAGCTTCTTCAATTGTAACTGGAGATGGTTTATTATCTCAAATTGATTCTTCTAACCAAGCTTCTTATTCAATGGGATCTTTAACTGAAGATATTATTACTGAGTTTATTGCTAAGATTTCATTAAACGCAACTGCTGCTGAAGGTAATGAGTGGGTTGTATTTACTGGTACTGAAGGTAGATTAGCATTCCACAGAGCTATGAAAGATCTTATTGTTGCTCCATCTGGTGCAATGACAGGTGGTTCAATGAAAGGTGTGAATGGAGACGTTCATCTTGGAGCAAACTTTGCTTCTTATAGTGCATTAGGTAACAAAATTACTGTTGCTCACTGCCCTGTATTTGATGACCCTAATTTACATTCTTCTGCTGGTGGAACCAATGCATTTGGTGACAACAGATTAAAAGAATCTGCTAAGATGGTATTTATGGACTTCGGAAAAACTTCTGGTGTTTCTAACGTTGAGTTAGTTACTAAAGGAGCTGAAGGAGTTAACAGAAGTATGATCAAGAAGTATGTAGCTGGAATGGTGAACCCTTATGACCAAAAAGCAATGTTGGCTGCTAACGCTGATGACAAATTTGAATGCCACGTGCTTTCAGAAACTGGAATCATTGTTAGAAACCCATTGTCTTGTGGTATCTTAAGTGCATCTTAATTATTAACCTTAAAAAAATTAGAAAAAATGAGAAATTGTTTAGTTTTAATAAAAGACGCTGATGAAAAAATTATGATACCTGGTAATCAAGTTAGATTTTGTAGTGTAACAGGCGATACTGCCGTAGTTATATCTTTTTCTGGCGATGATAACGGAATTGGTTCTGCAACCATTACTTGTGATGCTGGTAAAGGCGATGAAGTTTTAAAAGAACTTGGTAGAGTTTTAACAACTACAAATGGCGTTTATATTGTAGCTGATGATGTCAATAGTATTTTCATGCCAAATGTTAGTGCATGTACTGCTGTTGCAATTAGCGCATAATAATCAATTAACTGGTATTTGTGAATAGAAAGCCTATGCGCATGAATACCTCAAATAATAACTTGATAGAGGGGGGTAAAAATTAAAACCCCCCAATATCACAAAACTTAATAAAAAAATGGCACAAAAATTTAGTTTTAACAAGTTGAGAACAGCAATAGCTGGATTCTTAACGGGTACTGATGTTTCTGGAACAGCTTTAACGGCTGGTGAAGAAGCTATACACGTACCAAAATTACGTTCTGCAAAAATTGTAGAACCAATAGCTGCTAGTGTTGAGCTTACAGCTGAAGATAGTGGTAAAGTTTTTATCGTTTCACAAGCTGGTGCTTATGACATCACAATTCCTGCAGCAACAATGTCAGGATGGAATGCTAAATTTATCGTAGGAACTGTAGGCGCTAATGACGTAGACGTTATTGGTGGAACTGCAGATGTTATGGTAGGTATAGAAATGGGTGACACTAACACCGCAATTGCTGCTGCATCTGATAAAGTTACGTTTGTAGCTTCTAATGCAGTTTTAGGTGATTGGATAGAAGTTGTTGCTGATGGCGCTGCTTATTACGTACAACATGGTGCTGTGGCTGATAATGGAGCTGCACATAGTGGATAGTAGTTTGTAATGTAAATTTGAGTTTCGGGGGAGCTTCGGTTCCCCCAAAATTCTTATCTTTGTAGAATGAAAACAGTATTAGTAGTAAGAGACGGGAAAGTAGTAGAGATAAAAGAACAAGATTTGATAAGGGAATCAAGTCCACAAGTTTTTTCAATAGGTGGTAAGTCTGGGTTTAAATGGAAGACAGAGTCTGCTAATAAAACTTGGATAGAAAACGGCAAAATAGTAAAAGATAAAAAAGGTAAAAAAATACCTAAATAAATAACAGGGAGTATTAACTAAAAAAAACAAAAATGAAAAGACACGTAATTTTAATTAAATCAAGACAGCCTAAAAAATTTAATTACTGTAAGTTTGGTAATTATAAAGATTCACGAGGTAAAAATGTATATCTAATAGACGTTAATGATCAAATGACACAAGGCTATGAAATGTTTCAAGCAGTATTATCATTAGATATTAATCAAAAACAAGATAAGAGAGTATATGAATTTTTAAAAGATCATCCATTACTAAGAGGAAAATTTAACATTGAAGATTTAAAAGCTAATGAAGAAAAGAATGCTGAAGGTGCTTTGAAGAGCGCAGAAGCAATTACTAAAGCTACAGAGCTAACAATGAATGCTATGAAAGATTTAGCTATATTAATGGGTATGGATTCTGACATAGAAGACACTATGTTAAAAGCTAAGATTATTCAATTTGCTAATAGTACTCCAGATAAATTTTTATCACTTACAAATGATATAGATCAAGAGTATAGAATATTTTTAAAGAAAGCATTAAGCAAAAATGTATTAACTAAAGTTAATGGAGTTTGGAAACATGGGTCTGTTAATATTGGATTAGCTGATGAACAAGCAATTGTTTGGCTAAAAGAAAATGCAGATCTTTACGCTTTACTTAGAAGACAAATAAGAACAGGTAAGGTTGCTGTAGAAGAAACTCCTAAAGTTAAAGAAGTTGTTGCAACAGAAGTAGATGTTAAACCCACTTCTATTTCATCTGCAGCCCTTAAAGAATTGGGAGGCTAAATTAAAAAATAGAATAGTTTAATAGTAAAAAAATATAATAGTACATGATTTTATCTGAAGCTTATGAATTAATGGATTTGCTTATAGACAAAGCTGATCAACCATATTTTACAAATGAAGAAAAAGATAAATTTTTAGACATAGCAATATCTGAATTTATTACTTTTCATTATCAAAAAATGACAACTGATGAAGATTCTAGAAGAGCTATGGCTACTTTAATAGATTATATTTCTTGGAATTTAACAGCTAGTGAAATTGTGTCAGGTGATTATGTTTCATATGGGGCTCCTGCACTAAGTATGAAATACCAAGAACGGGGACAAATAGACGTGGCTACAGGTGTTATTAAACCAAATTCAGAGCCTAATGATTTTAAAGGTTATTGGAAGTATGGAGCCCAATACATATTTCCAAAAAATCATCTTTATGTACTTGCGTTATCTGTAAGCACTTATAATAAAGAAGAGCTTATGGATAGTTCTGGAATTTTATACTCAGGTGTAACTTCATCAGATGTAGTATTTAACAAAAGAATGTCTGTAAAAAACAAATCAGTTAGAGACTATTATGAAGATTCCGTCAGTGACGATCCTTTTAATAAACTTGACAAAGAAACAATTTCTTGGGCGTATATAGAAAATAAAATAGTTATAAGTAATTCAAAAGAAATAAGCAGTGTAGCTATGCAAGTAATAAACACTCCTCCTGTAGCTATGGCATTTAGTTCAGCAACAATTGGAACTACAACAACACCTAATGCTTATACTTTTAATGATTTTAATCAAAAACAAATTATTGATATAGCAGTAGATAAAATGATACAAGTAGATGTAGGGTTAATGACACCTCCATCGTAATAAATGATATTTAAAGAGAGTTCTTTTGCTCCCTGCTGCAAAAATAGGTTAAGACTAAAAATAGTCAAGGCCTATTTTTGTTTTATAAAGAAAAATTAACTAATTTTGTAAACACCTTAAACTGTGCCTAATGATTACATTAAATGAAATAGCTTATAATATTAGAAATCTAGCATATGGAGGTAGGAATTCTACAGAAAACACTATATCTTTAAAACAAATAAAACACTGGATACACTACCATAGAGCAAAACTTATTGCTGATAATATTGATAAGGGGATCACTAACAATGAATCTTTGTATCAGCAAATGTCTTTTACTGCTAGAAATTCAACTTCAAGTAGCATAAATAGATATTATGAAAGTTTAGATTCTTATTTACTAGATTCGTCTATAGCGGCACCTGTTCGTAATACAACATACCTAGAAAATATGCCTGTATATTCTAATATTAATGGAGATTTAATACTTTCAGGTGAGTGGTTAGCTAATTCTAGTCTGTCTCAATCTGCTCCAGGCAGTTCTAGTCAAAAAAATCAAGATAAAAATACTAGAAATCAATATGGTTACGAAATATCATCTTCTCAAGTGAGAGGAGACTTCAGAAATCTTGGATCTCATAGTTTTTGGACACCAAGACCATTGCAGTTAAAAAATGACCAAGGAACGAAAACGATAGAACTAACTAGATATACTTTTTCTCCTGATGATATTGCAACAGAAGTTGACGAATCAGCAGGAGGATACGGACATAAAGGTATAGCACTTTATCGTGCGGAACCAGCAGCTGGACTTTTTTCTGATTTTAACAAATTTACAGATAATAATAATCCTCGTTATATGCAATATACTGCTTCTCATAATAGACAAACTCATGGAAGTGAAAATTATATTGTTTTTACTGGTCTACAAGTATCTCCTAACTATCACGGAAACCTTAATACTCCTGGATTCAAGAAATTATTTTGGAAGTACAGAGGATATGGCAAAATGATATTAGAAAATCCAACAGAAATTGAAATGATGTGGCCTTTATATCATTCTATAAAAAAAGAATGGGATGATGCGGTAACTCCTTATCCAATTCCAATGGAATATGTAAGTGATTTAGTGCAAAGAGTAGTGCAATTTGAAATGCAACTTGAATTAAAAACAACTCCAGATGTTATATCAGATGGTGCAGATGATAATTTAAAATTAAAACAAAGAAGTGGGGCACAAGTACAAAGATAAATATAAACTAATAAAAGATATTTATAAACACGTGAAACTAGTGCTTTATAAAAAAATTGATTATACTTTATATTACAGTATTATAAAAAGATTTTTTGAAATACTTATAAGAGATGTTGTAGAAAGAAATCATATAGTTTACTTGCCAAATCAAATGGGTTATGTATATTTAGATGAAAAGCCTCATACAAGAGCATTCCATATAAGAGTAGACAATAAGGCTACTAAAGAAGAAGGTAAAACAATATTTTATAAGGTTCCTATTTTAGATGATTTTTATAAAAAACTAGTTTGGGTGAGGCCAACAAAATATAGGAATTGTAAAGTGATGCCGTTAGGGTATTCAAAAAAATTAATAAATAAAAACTAAAAAAAATGGCAGATACTGATTTAAATGCTGGAATATTAACACTAACAATAACAGAAGCGTTAGCCGTAGGGCACGACAATGGAACTACAGACAGTTTAGATTTTTCTCAAACTTACACGCATTCTTTTTCTGGTATTTTAAATACATCTAAAAGAATTTTTAAATTACCAAATTCAAATTTAAATAAACTAATTTCTTTTGGCACTACAACTGCGGATGGTGTTTACGTAAGAGCTGATGTAAGATATATTAGAGTGACTAATTTAGATGGCACATCTGCATTACAAGTTGGTTTAGATGATGAAAATTCTGATGCCGCTTACACATCTGTTGCAGCAAATAGTAGTATTATGTATACAGGCGTTAAATGTGAAGGGAGTACTGACGGCGCAACTCTTGATAACGCAACAGCATTAAAAGTTAAAGGTGTCGCAGACCATCAATTAGAAGTATTTATTGCTTCTGTATAAAATAATAAATTATGCATATAAATATAGATAGAGTTTTTACAACTGTAGCTAGAAATTTAGGAATAAAAGATTTTTCTAGATTTACAAATAACTTTATAGAATGGTCTTATGAAGCGGAAAAGCTTATTGGTAGTAGAGATACATTTGTACAAAAAGAAGCGACATATGATGCTTCTGGGGCAAAAGCCACGGGAACAATAACATTTGCAGCTAATCCTGTTTCTGGAGATTCTATAGTTTTAAATGGAGTAAAGATATTCTTTAGAAATAGATTAGATTTAGGCTCAGCTAAGTCTTCTAATGAAATTCAAATAGGAACAACCTTAGCCGATACACTAGATAGTGCAACAGCTGAATTTGGTTTGATTCAAAGCTTAACAGGAGACGCTTCTTTAGGTGCTACTGGAGCAGGGCCAGTGTACGTTAACGCAGCTGTTTTTACTTATCCAGAAGCTTTAAATGTTTCAGATTATAGTATGAATACAACTACTGGGGTCTTAACTATAACATCAAAAGAAATAGGTCCAAAAGGCAATCAGTATACTTTATCTTCAGATACATCTAACGCTAAAGTTAGTGGATTAACACTAACAGGGGGTAAGGGTGTCTATAGAAATCAGCAGATTACTTTACCAGAAGATAACATTAAAGTTTTAGGAGTTAGAGTTGGTACTGACGATTCAACATATCAGCATGCTTCTATTAAAAAAACTTCAGCAGTACATAGAGAAAGAGTTGGAAAACTAACTGATGATTCAGAGCAAAAATCATTTAGATACTATATAGATGGTAATAGATTAAACATACAACACGATGATCTTGATGAAATTACTATTGTTTATTTAAAATATCCAACAGATTTAAGAGGTTGGCCTATGATTAAAGAAGGACACGAAACAGCTGTTGCTCAATATATAATGTGGCAAATGAAATTAATAGAATTTTATAATGGAAATCTTCCTCAGTATATTACAAAAGAATTAGAAAAAAGATGGTATTTTTTATGCGGAAAAGCTAGAGGAGACGATAGCATGCCTACGTCAGAAGAATTGAAACAAATAGGTAATATGTGGAATACATTAGTTCCTATTACAAATGATAGAAGCAGCTTAATAGATTTCTAAAATGGCAAAAAAACAAAAACAACAAAGTAGCGTCTCACAAGACGCAGGACTATCAAAAGCAGAAAGCTTTACTCATGGAATGATTAGTGATCTTGATCCTCACTTTCAAATAAAAGGAAGTTATTCAGATGCACAAAATATTAGATTAACGAACTCAGAAGGCGATACGTTTACTGTAGAAAATATAGAAGGTAATAGCTTGTTTATAGATTTAGCAAACACCTACATACACACACCAGACGATCAGTTTCAATTAGGAAAAACTTATCCAACATTTTTTGATAGAGGACCTTCTTTAACAATAGAAACTAACTTAGAGCTATCTAATAGATGTTCTATTGTTGGTCATGTTTCTTATGCAAATCAATTGTTATTAATGATTGTTGGAAGGTTTGAATGGGATAGAATGGGTGGCACTACTTCTGATCCTATATCTAGCTTAGCAACAGGAGCAACTTACACTAATAGAAATACTCAGATAGATAGAACTATATTTTTGCTGTTAGATTTTGATCATGAATTTAGATGTAGAAAAGTAACAGATTTAAGAGTCTGTTATACTACTTCGGGGGATCAATATCCAGACTTAGGAATGCACATAGATAATCCTGTTAGACTAGAGCATATTATTGAAAATGAACAAATTTCTAGAATTTATTGGACAGATAACAAAAACCCATTAAGAACATTAAATTTAAAACAAGAGAAGTTAAACTTTTTAGAAGTAAATGCTTTAGACATAACTCCACTAATGAAACCGTCGCAGCCTGTTTTAAGTGCAACTTTATTTGGATCTTTACCTGTAGGAGTATATCAATATTGTTATAAATATATATCAGAAAATGGGGGAGAATCAACATTTTCTCCTTTAAGTAATTTATATCATGTATCAGACCAATCTTTTAGTAATACAACATCATACGGAGGTGGTCCAAAAGGAAATTTAGGTACTCAAGGATTTCAAATTGATGTTTATGATTTAGATAATAATTTTGAATATATAGAATTATATTCATTATTATATGATGATCAAAACCAAGCTCCAAGAGTAGCTGTAGTTTCTAGAAATCAAATTGTTGGAGGACTAGCTACATTTCAACACACGGTATGGAATAATGAAGTGCCTAATGGTTTAGAGGAAGTTTTGATAGAATCAAATACTTGGGATATATGTAAAGATATTGCAATCAAAGATAATATTTTGTTTGCTGCTAATTTAAGACAAAAAAGAAATTGGATATCTGAACAAGAGTGGAATGTTAAAGTAATGAGATGGAGAATTATTCCTGGGAAAAGCGGTGTTGATGGACAGTTAGATGCTATGCTTACAACTAACGATCCTTTAGTAAAGCATTATAATGGTCTTGGATCAATTAATAATAATGCAATTGATTATTCAGTTCAAGACTATAATGGACATTACTGCGGATATGGGCAGCTTTTAGGAGCCCCAGGGACAATGTATGATTCTACTGCTAGTATCAATGACCATCTTAATTATGATGGGACTTTAAATAATCCAATGTGGACAACAGCATTGGCAAGTCAAAGAAGTGAAAAATTAGCACATGGGTTTGGTAATTCTAATAAATTTCCTCAATTTTTATCATATAGATATCTTTCTGATAGAATGACATTAGGAGCTGAAAGTTTTGATTATTCTTCTAACAGTCTAGGTGGATGTCGTATTTCTTTTGGAATAGAAGAAAAAACAGGCGATATATCACAAAATGCAAAAAGCTCTCCTTTTATATCTGCAACTAGTACAGGTGAATCTTCTCCAACTGAATTTGAAAATGTTAATGGAACAGGGTTTAACCCGTCAGCAGTTCCTATAGGAAATAATAAATTTAAAACTTCTATGTCTTTAGGGGGATCTCAAGACCCTCATTTAGCAGGAGATAAAAGAGGATATCAAAGAGCAGAGGTTTACAGATTTGGAGTACAGACCTATGATTTAAATGGTTCTCCAGGAAATGTTTTGTGGATTGGAGATATAGAAACTCCTCACCAGCATGATCTTTTAAGAATGATTGATATTAAGCAAGGGATAACAGCTGGAAGTTCGCCAGGAGTATATAGTCCGTATAGACGAACTATTGGGAGCAGTGAGGGTTTAGTAGAAAATAAAGATATAAAATCTCATGAATTTGTTAGAGATCATAGGTTATCTTATATTTATGGTCACGCTATTCCTAATATAGATATTGAATGGTTTACTGATAGAAAAAATACTTATGGTGCACGTAATTTTAGAGCTTATGTTGATTACTTAGGACAACAAATTAATGCAGACTGGCTGCCATTAACAGGATCCGACTATTCATATGGTCCTTTTGGAAAATCAACAATTAAGGCAACACCTTTATGGAGTAAAAATAATGGCATTCCTAATGACTCAAAAGATCATGACGATATTCACCATTTATTTGATTTATATGTAGCATTTGAGTTTATAATCCCTAAAGATGTTTGCCAAAGAATATCTGGATTTAGAGTAGTTAGAGCAGTAAGAAATGAAGAAGACAGGAGAATAATACAGCAGGGTTTACTAAATCAAACTGCTCAGTATGGAAATGCTGAAGAAGGTCAAAAATATGGTTACGATGATTCTTTGTTTTGCCAAGAAGATAACAAAGGTTTTGGTGACGATCCTGTTTTTGTTAATGCATATATAGATCAAAATCCAGGAGGCAGTACACCAGCAGCGGATCCAACATTACCAGAGCAGCCAGAATATAATGTTTATTTAAATGGATATTTAGGTCTTGCTGAAAATTCACATATAGCTTTCTACGATGATAAAGTTACTGATGGAAAAGCAACTATAGGTGGAAATACAGAACCACATGTTTTTTATTGGCCAGAAAGAGAAGACATGAAAAAAGGTGCACAAGGAGGATTATTATTAGCAAGATACCAAGGAGTAAATATATCTAGTGCGCATGGCCCAGGAACATATGGACTACATAAAAGACACTCTGCTTATTTTGGAAGTTATGATAAAATGTCAGGATGGGACACTTCAGGCAATGAAGTTTTTAACTCTAGAACTGCTAAGCATATTAGTGGGTCTATTTTTACATTAGACTCTCCAGATAGTGCTTTTGGAATTAGACCTTACGCTTTCAGAGAAGGAGATATGTTAAGAATAGATAGCACTTTAAAGTTAACAGATGAAGTTAGATATAAAAATTACCCAACAACAACTCAACCTCAATCTTATTTTACTAATTGCAGAGATCAAACACTTCCATTTGTTCAAGGAGGAGGTTATGTAGCTAATGATGCTGATGCTAATGGTAATATAGAAGAATGGGCACCTGCTGCTACATCTTACAATAAATCTGATAGCATGACTTTCTGTGCAAGTAAAAAAGTAGGCGATTCATACGAAGCTCTTGTAGGAAAATATTATTGTTACGATCCTTATTTTGGAATAGGAATGGAGTTAAATGGCGGAGATTTTGCAGGAATAAGAAAAGAGGGTGACGGTGGAGCTAGACCTGTATCAAATTATGGATGGCAACTTCCTATAGCATCTTCTAAAGAAATATCAGATGGAGAAATAATACCTAATGGATTTTTTAAAGTATCTAAAAGAGCAAAAGAAGGACTTATTAGTGGGTTTTCAAATAATACTTTAGGTTTTGTAAAAAAAGCACATAAAAAAGACACAAAGTCTGAGTATTTTGTTTTTGGATCTGTAACTAATAAACTACCTTTTATTCAAAAAGCTGGAACTGAACACACGGAAGTAAAGCCTGGAGACTATAATTACGATACAGTTTCTACTATTCAAATGGGCTTAAGAAGTATTATTATTGAAGTTGACAATAGAGCATCTCAAGTTAGAAAATCTGGTCCGAAACCAGAAGATTCTTTTTTTGAACATAGACCACATTACAGATATTCTTCTTGGTTTGCCCCAGTAAACTTATCTGCATTATATGAACATGGTAGTTGGATGGCTGTAGAAACAGACAATATGACTTATGGTACAGGTAATGTAACTACTTATAATGGCTCTAATAGCCTTCCTTATAGATCAAATTTTTTAACTAATTACTCTAAATATAAAACAGTAGGCAACCAGTCTCACGGTAGTCAAACTAGTCATGAATTTACTAATCATAAAAGCAAAGACTTAGTACCTTTTAAACACTTATGTTCTATAGTAAGAAATGTAATACCTTATGGAGGATTTACAAAAGGATCTATTGAAAAAACAAGATACATACCTTGTGGTAATTTTCATCCAGTAACACGTACAGATCAATTAAACTATGGTGGAAAACAAGGTCATGTTTCTCAAGTATTTGGCGGCGACACGTTTGTTAATTTATATTCTCATCAAAAAACAGGAAGCCCTTATATGAAAAATTCTGCTTCTAGATGGCAAGTTTTTCCAGTAGAATCTTTTGTAAATACAGACATGAGAAGTGGATTAACATTGAATTCAGGAGATACTGTTATTGGAAAAGATATCAATGAGGCTCCATATAGTAATGATTGGCTTTATAATAGTGTTTATTCACAAGAAAATAGTATTAAGTCAAGTATAATGATAGATGAAAAAACTATTGACGATAGTTTAGATTTACCTTATGAAATTGCTTACTCTAATACAAAAATTTTAGGGCAAAAAACAGATGCATTTAGACAATTTCCTATTAACCAATTTCATGATATGGAAGGTTTATATGGAGAAATAAATAGAATAGTAAATTTTAAAAATGAGATATACGTTCTCCAAGATACTGCATTTGCTAAATTATTAGTTAATCCTATATCTATGCTAAGTGATGATTCGGGAACATCATTATTCACAGGAACAGGAGAGACTGTAGAGCATCACGAATACATATCAACTAAATATGGAACAAGACATAGGTTTAGTGTAGCAACAAGTGAGAAATCTTTATATTTTGTAGATAGTAGTTTTGCTAGACTGTTTAAATACGATACAGAAAAACTTATTTCATTAGGTGATGCGCTAGGTCAAAGAAATTATTTAAATGAAATTATAAAAGAATGGAATAGTAAGTCTTACAGAATCTGCCCTTTAACAGTAGGAAATGGTCCTCATATTTTTAATACAAATGCATCTCTCCAGACTACAACACATAGTTCTTCTCAATCTTTACATGGTAATGCTCAAGGATTATTAGACAGTCATATAAAACTTGCAGAAAATTTTTATACAACTAAGTATGATACAACTACTGGAGCTGGTCCTATTTACAAACAAAGTAGAAATTTTCTTTCTGACAATCCTTTAAAATTTTTAGGAATATCATCAGTGTATGATTATAGAAATAAAGAGTTATTAGTAACATTTCATAATTCTCACTGGGCAGATTTACCAGATAACGCAAAATTTGGTAGTTTAAAAGATCAAAAAAGAATGGTATTTGCAAATACAGAAGACAATCACTACGAAGAACAAACTAAATCTGGAGACCCTTTACTGTTTTCAGAAACAATTGTTTACAGTGAAGCTATAAATGCTTTTACTTCTAAATATAGCGTTGCCCCTCCTCAGTGGTTAGATGGAGGTAAGGGATCGTTTTTATTATGCCCAGAAAATGAAATTGACGTAGTTTCTATAGCAAATTTTCTTTCACAAACAACATTAACTTCTACTTTTTCTGCACAACCTTATCAGGTTTTTGGCGCTTCTAGTAATTATTCGCATAGAAAAAGAAGATGTAATCCTTTGCGTTTATGGTTATGGGATCATCATCGTGAACAAAAGAAAACACATTTTTTTGGTAAAAAAGACGACTACATCAGAAAAGAAAATACGTTTTCTAATATTACTATTCCGAGTTTAGGTGTCACTCCAAGAATTTATTCTAGTGGAACTCTTGTTCATAACGCAGGGACATCTGATGTAGCTGACGAAAGTTACATTGTAAAAACTATAAATGCAGAAGCATCTAGCAGTAAAGTTTTTGACAATGCTCAAATTGTAATGACTCCTGAACATTTAGATTTTACTTTTATAGATTACACTACTGATATAACGCACGATACTATCAATATAAAAAATGTTTTAGATAATGAATTAGAATTACTAGATAAAACTGAGCAACTAGTTATTAATAAAAGATGGGATTTTAATGGAACAACACATGGTTGGTATTTAACAGATCCTACTGGAGTCCCAGCTCCAATTATAAATGCTAATTCTACAATTACCTTACCATATATAGATGACTCAACGTTCAGAAGTCCTAATAATTTTAATGGACAATATATTAACTTACATGGAAAATATAATAATATAATTAGAATGAGAGTTAAAAGAACTCTTAATGCAAATAATTGGACAGGACAAATTTTTTGGACGGGACATGATCCTATAAGAAAAGAAAGAGGTGATTATTTAAGAGTATTTGAATCTAGCAGTAGAATGGCAAGTATACAAGAGCCAGAATTAATAGATAATGATTTTGTAATTATAGAATGGGATATGTCTGGGATTGGTGGAGTTTCTTCTTCTGGTCAACATTCTGGTCCAACTGGATCTATAGATGGTGCATTTTGGGATGACTGCATAATTGAACAAATTAGAATAGATCTTTCTGGTAATTCTGGCTCCTCTACATTTGATGTTGATTGGATAGAAATAGGAGGTTTAAAAGCTCATAAATATATAGATGGAATATTAAAAGCTCCTTTAAGAACAGAAAAAAGCAAGCGTAGAACTAGAGGCACGTGGGCAAAAATAAAATATAGTGCTAAAACTACAGATAAATTTAATATCTTTGCAATACTTGCAAAGTATAGAAAAACATATTAAAAAATAAATTATGGGATATCTTGATATGAAAAACGCTTATGACCTAGTTGGTCCTAATGCAATGAATAAATATTTTAATAATTCTAACAACATGCAGGGTCAAAATTTTGGACCTCCAAGATTAAACCCACAATCTTCAGGTGCATATACACCATTATCAGCTAGAAATATTTATTCTTATACTCCTGAAATTGAAAATCCTATGTCAGAGTTTTCTGATTATAAACCTTACCAAGGACAAAATTTAATGATGCAAGGAATGCAAGGATTGCAATTCGGTGGCTTAGGCGCTAAACTATCTCCTAGTTTGCAAAAGTTTGGCACAAATCTGCAACATATGTATGCGGATAAATTTAATGCTGCAAACCCTTTAGCAGCCCAAAAAAGCAAAGTAAGCTTAGAGGCTGGAGATTTTGATTTAGGACCTGCTGCAGCTGTGTATGGCCTTTCACAAAATCAAAATCCATATGATTATACGCAAACAGAAAAAATTGGAACATTAGCTTCAACAGCAATGGCTGCAGGACAACTAGGTAAACTAGCTGGTATAGGCGCAGGAGCTAATCCTATGTTTGGTATGCATCCTGGGTTATTAATAGGAGGTTTATTGTTAGGACGTTTCTTTAATAAAAAAAAGGGGGATAAAGCAAAAAAATTACAAAAAGAGGCTATAGCTGATGTAAATAAACAGACAGGAGACATTTATACATCTAGAGAAGAAGCTATACAAGAACAAAGAGATAAAATGTTGTCATCGCAACAAGCTAAAATGTATGATCAAAGAGAGGCTAGATATGGCAATCAGTATGGAGGTAATTATAGAGCAGATCAAGGAATGAAAATGAATGATGATATAGTTGCTGAATTTACAGGCAATGAATTAATTGTAAATGATCAAGATGCTTTAGAAAAAGATTTAGCACAAGGCAATGATGCTCGTGTAGCAAGCCGTATTAGAAAAGCTATGCATGGGGGAAAAATAACTCCTGGTCCAGAAACACACAAAAATAACCCAATGCCTGTAGATAAAAAAGGTAATATATATGCAGGAGGAGGAACTCTTCCTTTTAAAGTAGGAAAAGGTGCTGGTATTTACGATCACGCTACAGATCAATTTAAATTATCTATGACTGATAAAGAGATATCAGGAGTAGTAAAAAATAATATTAATAAATGGAAGTCTAATGATATGTACTCATAATGGCAACACCAATAAACTTTAGAAAACAAATAGCAAGAGAGGGTAAAAAACTTAATCTTACTGATGACCAAATAAGACTTTTATATATACTTAATGGCGTTGAAAGTAGAAGTGGAACAGCTACAGAAAATATGCATTATGGATGGGATACTATGCTTTACTCATGGGGAGGGCATGGAAGAAAAGGATTAAATCCAAGATCAACTTTTGGTAAACATGCTGTTAAAAATGGGTGGCTAGATAAAGAAGGCAATATTATAGGAGACAGTGTAGAGGTAGAATACAAAAGGAAAGGAAAAATTTTTAAAAAGATAATTCCTGTAGGCACAAATAATTATATGAGAAGTCTTCATACTGCTCAAGGTAAAGATGCTTTAGGTAATCCTCTAGATAAAGCTGCAATAGCTGAACGACAAAGTAAATTATTTTCTTTAGCTTATGATGGAAGGAATGGCAACAATGAACCTGGAGATGGTGTAAAATATATAGGAAGAGGGGGAGTTCAGTTGACAGGAAAAGGAAATTATGCAAAAATAACTAAAATATTAAATAAGCGTGGTATTGATATAGATTTAGTTAAAAATCCAGAACTTGCAGCAGACGAAAGATACTCAGCATCAATTTTAGTAGCTTTTGCTGAAGCGAAAGGTATGTTTAACCCAGATTCTAAAAATTACATATCACCTGAAAAAATTGAACTGATAAAAATAGGAGATGCAAGCGCTATAGATTCTTTGCATAATATTACTAATCCTAATGCTGGTAATGAATCAATGACTATACAAGCTGATACTGTATTTAAAAATGAAAATAATCAATACAACATTACTATAGATGAAAATGACGTAAGCACTCTTCCTGATTCAGAACTAAAAGGTAAGTATGATGATTGGAGTAAAGTTGCACCTCAATCACACAAAGATGGAGATATAATAAAAGTAGGAAATAAACATTATAAATATGAAAGTTCACGTCAAACTTATGCTCCGCATGATATAGTAACAGGAGAAACTGAAGATTTATTTGACGGCAGCCCATCTCTTATAAATGATTCTACTGTAGGTGTTAATCCAGAATTTTTACCTGGTAGTAATAAACCCAATCCTGATTACATAGATAATACTCCAGAAGCTGATATAGATACTAGTGATCCAGAAGCTGATATAGATACTAGTGATAAAGTAGATCAATCAGAAGTACGTAGTGGAAGAAGACGTAGTGAGAAAGAAGCTAATCAAACAATTTATGATAATTTAACAAAAAGGAAAGCCAATAAAGGTCTTACCGAGGAAGAACAAATAGCTTTAGATAAGGCTGCTTTAGCTTTAAACATTACAGATGAAAGTGACGAAGCTAGTGATCAAAGCGCTACTGAAACTATTCAAGAAACTGAAAAACAAATTGCACAAGCAGAAGCTGATGCAAAGTTAAAACAGTTCAAAGAAAAGAACGAAGAAACTATTCAAGAAGAAGAAACGATAGTACAATCAGCTCCGCAAAACCAAACAGTACTAGGTCCAGATGGGGAAGAAATAACCATACCTATTGGAGAAGATGTAGAAGTAGAAGATTTACAAAGAGAAAAAGACTCTCAAGAGCAAGGAGTTAAAACTTATCAAAATTGGGACGACGTATATGATGATGATAATCTACAAAGAGGAGAAACCATAAAAATAGGAGAGAATAGTTATAAATGGGTACAAAATCCTCAATCAGATCCAAAGGATAAAAATGCTGGTAATTATTTGATATTAAATGAGGATGGTTCTATGGCTCCTTATGAAAATAATGAAGCACAACTTATTGCCCAAAGAAGGCTTAGTAAAGGAGTAGAAGACAGAAAAGAAGAAGAAGCTCAGACAGGATTCACATACAATGTTCAAGACGATCCACTTTTATCAACATTAAGTAATACTGATTTATATGATGTAGATGCCGTAGAACCTGAAACTATTGAAGATGATACACAAGAAGAAGTAGTTTCTGGAAAAACACCAGGAAAAAGTTTAGCTACACTAGGAAAAGGGTTGCTAGAAGGGGCTGCTGGAGTTATAGACGCTATAGGTGGACCAGGAGCTATTGTTTCATATATAATGGGTAAAAAAGGCTTAACAGCTGCAATGAAAAAAATTACTCCACAAGCTAGTGCTGAATTATCACCAATGTTTATGTCTCATCTTAGACAAGCAAAAGAATTATCTAAAAAAGGATTTCACCCAGACCAAGAAGTTAAGTTTAGAAAAGAACTAGATAAGTCTTATCAAATGGGTTTAGAAAACGCTGTAAGAGGTTCTAGTGGTCAAAGAGCTAGATTCTTAGCGCAGTCAGGTGTTTTAGATGCGCAACGCTCTTCTGCACTACTAGACTACGCAGTAAAAGATGCAGAGTTACAAAGTAAAAATGCTGAAAAATATCAAAAAATGGCTTTATTTAAAGAAAATTTTGAAATACAGCAAACAGAAAAAGAAAGATCTGAAGACGTAGCAAGACAAATTGCTAATAAAAAAGCCGCTTCTGGGTTTGCTGCTGCAGCATTTACAAATACAATATCAGGATTAAATAATATAAATGTAAGCGGATTAGTAGATAGTTTTTTTAAAAAACAAGGTTCAGACACAGAAATTAATACAGATGCTTTAGATCCAAGTACGCAGTATACAAAAATTATAGACAATAGCGCAGACGTAACAGAATAAATAATAAAACTATGGGGACAGTAGACAGTGGATTTTTTGAAGCATTAACAGGGCCTTTACAGGCTTCTAATACAATACAACAAAGTCGTGATGCTCAAAAAGTACAACAATTACAATTACAAGAACAAGAATTTCAGTTACAACAAAAAGAAGCAGAAAGACAACAAAGCTTACAAACTGAATTAAAACAAGCAACTGAAGAAGCTCATCAAGCTATATTTAATAATAGTGGGTTTAAAAGAGATAAAGATGCAACAGACTATGGTAATTGGCATCAAAATTATTCTGGGTTTGCAGACATAGAGCAAATACTAAAACAGTACGGAAGTGTATCAAATGCAAAAATGCATGGCAATTTAAATGAGGCTTTAATGGTTTACAAACAAAGAGTCCAAACTGCTTCAAGTGATCCAACTAAAGGTAATCCAATTTTATTAAGAGCAAATAATAATAAATTAGCTTTAGAGCAGTATAAAAAATATGCTTTAAATCCAAAATATGGTAAACTTTTAACAAGTAACTCTCATCAGAGATTTGAAGATTGGGAAAATGGACTAACTGATAATTTTGAGTATACTGGCGTTAGACGTGATTATTTAGACGAGACTTCTGTAGCTTTTGATAAATCACAAAAACTTGATTTAGATAGTGTAGTAACAGAAAATTTTTCAAGTATAGCAATTGATATGGAAAGAGATTTAGGAAGACCTAGCAATACATTTAGCTTTGAAGATATGAAGAGCTGGCTTGGTAAAGAATTAGCTTATGATGATTCTAATCAAAGATTTGCTGGGCAAGCTATATACGGAGAAAAAGTTATAGAAACAGATTATGCTACTGAATTATTAACAGGTATAGAAGCGTCAGGAAAAATGGGATTAAGAACAGGTAATGACGTATTTGATTTAATGAGTAATGGAAAATCAGTTACAGACGCTTTTGATAGTATGATGTCTATTAATTGGGATAGGCTAGGAGGTTATGATAAAAACTCACAAATGCATAGTACAATGGGGTATACCTCACCTTCTAAAGGACTTCAGGTAATGGGAAGTTCTAGAATTTTAGGTAATGATCGTAATTTAGAAACTGCACTTACTAATTCATGGGCGGGAACTTATGATGATAAGAAAACACCTAGATATAATTCACAAAAACGGCAAGTATATGGGGTTGCAATGAAGGATTTGTACGATAGGAGAGGGCATAAAATAACAGATAGTGATATTGCCTCTATGAATATAACAGGTAAGGATTTATGGCAAGAATCAGAAACAGATGACTTAAGGTTGACTGGTTACTATATTGCTTTAGAAGGAAAAAATAAAGATGGTGATACATTTTTACTCACAGATGTTGCTAATGAATCTGATATGAATAAATTGAAAGAACAATATGGTGATATTCAGTTTGATTATGTTATGGTAGCAGAACTTATGGATGATGATTTAGGACCAGACGATGCTTACTATAAAAAGATTGATATGAGTCAAACAAGTATGCGTTCATCTATAAATAAAAATATAGATCCAGAAGAGTTAAATACTACTTTAAATCAAATGGCTGATTATGATCAAAAAGTATCACAAGCAGCTTACGCAACTAAACAAAAACTTGCTCGTGAAGCTGTGCTTGTAAAGCAGATGAACCTACAAAGCTCTTCACAATTAGAAGAAACTATTTCTTCGTACGATAACTCTTTAGCTATAGGTCTTGGAACAGCTGGTGTACAATCTAGAAAAATTCAACAAGCAATTCCTATGTTAATTGCTGATTTATATGTAGCTTCGCAACAACAAAAAGAATTCCCTGTAACTATAGAAAAAGACGCTCAAGGAAATGCTACAAAAATAGCGAATAATTCTTATGAACTTATGTCTTTTAGAGCAGAACAACTTAAAATGGGATTAATAAAAAAGATGCCAGGATTTGAAGCAATGTTAGATGCTATTAAAACAGGTAATTATGATAAATATAGAAGAACTACAATGGAAGGCGCAAGGTACGCTGAAGCAAAACAAATAAGCAAAGACATATCACAATATTACAATTATAAATAATGGCAGAAAATAATAGTTTTGATTCTGGAATATCATTTGGAGAGGACGCAATACCTTCAATAACATCATCTCCTGAAGAGTTAATAAAACAGTATGATAATGAAAAAGACGTAGCTCAGCTTAGTTTTGATCAATTATTGTCAAGTGTACAAACTACACCTGTAAAAAATCCAGCCTTAGATGCTTATGCGAGAGGAGCAGGAGCTTCTAGTATGCAAGATGCACAATACGCTGAACAAGATAGACTACGTTATGGTAGCGCACCTGATCAACAATTTGTAGATCCTGCTGAGATGATTAGTTCTCCTGGACAAAGAGTAGAAAGAGGATTAAAAGCTGGTTGGGGTGATTTAGTTTCTGGAACAGGAGATGCAATTGATTTTGTTTCTGCTTTAGTTACTCCAGGAGAAGGAGACTTAACTACAAGCGTAGGTTCTTACCTTAAAAAAGTAGGAACAGAATACCAAAAAGAAAACGCTTTAGTATTATCTGAAGACTTACAAGATATAACTTGGCAAGATATGTTTAAAGGAGAATTTTGGTCTTCTAAAATATCAAGACTTGTTCCTTATGCTGCATCATTTATAATACCATATGCTGGAGGATCTATAACTGCAGGAAGATTACTTGGGAGATATGGCCCTACAGCCTTAAAGTATGCATCTAAATCAGGAATGTTTGGTAATATGGCTAAAGGAGTAAAACTAACAGGCGCTGGAACAAAAGGATTTAAAGGAGTAAAAGGAACAGGAGCTTTAGGAAAACTAGGAGTTGATCTCGGCAAGGCAGGATACGCTCCTACTAAACTTGCAAGAAATATAAGTGGATACATTGGTGGTGGTGCAACAGCCAATTTATTTGAAGGAGCTTATTTAGCTGGAGAAGCATATCAAGAAATGGCTAATGATGTAGATGATAATGGTAATCCGTTATTTACCCCAGAAGAAGCAGCAGAACATGCCGCTGGTGTTATGGGGGACAATGCTAAATGGATGGGAGTAGATATGCTTCAATATGGTATATTATTTGGAGGTGCTGGTAGAGGTTTAATGGGCAAGGTATTAAGAAATCCAATTACAAAAACACCATTTGCTCAAAACATGAAAGGCCTTACGGGAATGTTGTTAAGAAATGTAGTTCCTAATTTACCTGCTGCTGCGGCATATGCAAGTGTAGAAGGAATAACAGAAGGATTCCAAGAGGTGTATCAAGAGTGGGCTAAATATAAAAACATACAACAAGCTAATAATAAAGGTTATGACTCTGCAATGTCTTGGCTTAAGGAAGCTCCATTTGGAAAAGAAAGACCTGAGTTAAGAGATATATTTTGGTCTTCTGTAGGATTAGGAGGTGCTATGGGTGGAGCTAGAGGTTACTTTGATGCTGCTGCTGAAAGAAAACATCTTACTGATAAAAAGATAGATGCTTATAACAATGTAATAGATATGCTTTCTAACAATGAAGGCAATATGACTGCTGAACAATCTATAATATATGAACAAGCTATAGATAATTTATTAGCATCTAATATCTGGAATTATTCAGGAGATGGTTCTGCTGCTATGTCTATTGTAGATAATTTAGTTAAAGATAATAAACTCACTGAAGAGCAAGGATTAGAATACAAAGCTAGAATTGAATTAGCCGAAAGAGATTATGAAACACATCATGTAAATAGTTCTCTTACAGAAGCAGGCGCAGAAAGAGCATTTAACCTAGAAATGGTTAAAACTCGTAAAGAAGGAGAAATAGCTGATGAGACAGCAAAGTATAATGAAACAGTAGAACATCAGAAATCTGTTATTAAGGATAAGAAAAAATTAGAAGCTAAATTAAAAACTTTAGAAGAGCAACACAATGCAACGCTAGAAGCCTTAAATAATGATCTTGCAAGTGTTGAGCAATCCATAGAAGATATATATACAGCTAAGGTAGATCAAGCTCCTGTAGCTAAATCTACTGGAAAAAGAGATGCTAGATTTAAAGAAAAAGGATTAACAAAAGACGAATTTGAAACTCTTACACAAGAAGGTGAAAAGCAAAAAACTGAAAGAGAAAAAGCTGAAGCTAAAACAAAAGCTGAAGATAAAACTGGCATTTTAGAAACAGTTAAAGATTTAGGAGGTAAAGCCGTAGAAGGTGTTAAAGGGTTATTTAGTAAAGCACAATCACCAGAAACTAAAGAGGCTATAAAAAAAGTTAAAGATTATACTAAAAATGAAATAACTCCTACTGCAAAAAAATATTTAGTAAAATTATTAGAAGCTGGTAAAATTGCAGCATCAACAGTTGCCACTATAGTAGGTACAGGTATTAATAAAATTATTAATAGAGGAGATGTAGATAAAGCCGCAAAGAAAGAAGAGAGGGCTGAATCTAAAGAAAAATCTAAAGAGTCTGACAAAGACGAAAAAAAAAAAGACCAACGTCAGATAATTCCAAAAACTAAGGAATACAAAACTACAGAAGAAAGTTTAGAAAAAGGTGCTCGTCAGATAAAAAAAGCTGACATACAAAAAGGTACAGGACCCAATTACTTTATTAAAACTCCAGAAGGAGAAACTATTCAATACAGAGACTTTGATAATATTTCTGATAAATATGTATTAGATGAAGATGCTAATGTTGAGTTACGTTTAATAAAACCAGTTAAAGGACAAGAAGGCATTGTTGAAGTAGACGGTAAACTATATTTTCAATTTGATAATAATTTATATGAAACTGAAATACAAGTTGTTATAAACGATGAGGTTGTAGGTAAGGTAGCTCAACGAGACTTTAAAGATAAAGGTCCTACTAAAAAAGCTAAGAAGAAAGATAAACGTAAAATAGATCAATTAATAGGCGCTGTAAAAGAATCTAAAGAAAAGATTAAAAAATACCTTACTAGAATACAAAAAGAAATACCTAATTACGAGCCTACTACATTAGATATAAGACCATTATATAGATATGGTTCTGGCGTTATAGCGTCATCTATAGTTAAAGATATAGTTAATAAAAAGTTTCCTGGAGCAAAAGGCGTATTAACATACGACAAACTGTTAACTGATTTTGGTGAAGAAGCCTCTTCTTTGGCTATAGGAGCTACTGTATTTATTAATATAGACTCAGTAGCACAAACAGATATAATTCACGAAGCTGGACATATCTATTATAGTTTAATGGAAGA